AGCTAGATATTACTGTATAAGACATAGGGCTACGGGAGAATTAATGCCACAAGCTAAGAGAGACAGAGGCTATTCTCATTGGAATCCCAACGTTCCAGAGCACGAATTTAAGAAAGCTATAGATGTTCCAAGACTAATATCTACTAGACGAAAAGCCGCAAGGTGCATATCAATGTGGGCTGCTAATCCTAATGCTAGACATATCTCTAGTACAAATTCTTATACCGGAGAATGGGAAGATGATATTGATATTAAACCAGATGGACGAACGGCATTAGATTTGGAGATAATAGAAGTGGATTTGGTGATGGGACATGACTGAAAATAAAGCAAATATTATCTTGGATGCGAGCAAAATAGACTTATTTGAAACTTGTCCAGCTAGATACAACTTTAGGCATAACCATAATAAGTCATTGCCTGTAATGTATCGTAAAGCAGAAGCATTAGAAAAGGGTTCTATAGCTCATGAAGGACTAGCTGTTTATTACACAATGCTCAAAGAGCAGCAACCTTACAATGAGAGAATAGAAGCTTGCCTGATGAAGATTCGAGAAATGGCTGCAAACCCCGAAGAAAATAGCCTAGAATCTGATGATGTAAATCGTGTCTTAACAGCGATTGAAGAACATTGTGATTACTGGAGAGCTGATGATGAAAACTGTTTAGAAGTCTTAGCCGTTGAGACCCCATTCGCATACAATCTGTTTGAAGACGACAGCGTTAGAATCATCATCTCTGGAAAGATAGACTTACTCGTAAACTATCATGGAATTGGACAATCGGCATCCTACGAACGGCTTCCTATTGACCATAAGACATATTCCAGAGATTCGATGGTATTAAGGAAGAGTAATCAATTCATCAACTATTGTTCTGCTGTTGATAGCAATTATCTGCTAGTTAATAGAATAGGATTGCAAGATCCAGACGTGAAGAAGCCTAAAACGGCTGAAGAGAAATTTAAACGTCTACCATTATCATATGATCCAATCTATATTGTAGATTGGAAGTCTAATCTTACTAAGATGATCTTGAATGAATATTTAACATGCGTGGCAACTGGAGACTGGGTTGAGAAACCCACTAGTTGCTACAAGTTTAACCGTCTCTGTGAATATTTTGAGATTTGCGATAGCAGCGGGCAAGACTCCAAGGATAGAAAGCTAGAAGATAACTATGTGACAATAGCTGAATGGGATGTCACTGCGAAAATGACAGGAGTTGAATGATGAAGAAATATTATACAACAATGAGTCCAGATGCTGCAAGGCACATTCTATTAGAATATGAAGATGAGGCTACTAGGGAAGCAATAAGAAAAGTCAAAGAGGATGGTAGATCTAGATATGTATGTATGATTCTATATAAAGTAGAGCCTGATACTCCACCAGTTAAAGTAACTAAAATAGATGATATTTATTAACAAGACTCCTCTGCTTTGTTAGTCGTTCTGGGATTGTGAAAGCAACAATTGAGAACAGTAGTGCTGCAAAGCAGAGGATAGGCCGGTTCTGATTTTGATTTACGCAGCCTAATAATGGACTGCTAATCAGTCGGAGCCGGCCGCTTCGAGGATTCAAATGTTTAATACTACAGACGTAATGTTTATTCCACAGTTCATACGCTGTCCTATTTGTGCAAATGAATACTCTCCACTTTTCTTACTAGAAAGACTAATTTTACCAGAAAGCACATTTCAATGCTTAGCATGTAATTACACTTTTACTAAAGAATATGTAGGTAAATTCTTCGGAGTTATTAAAGATGTCAGAATGGAGAAGGAGTAATGGCCGTTAAGTCGTCGCACATTCACAAATTGAAGAGACTCCGCTATAAGAGTGGGAACGAAGTGTTTTTCTGTTGCCTCCCAGACTGTTCTTTTAAATCAAACATCGCCTTATCACTCGGAAAGAGATCAATTTGCTGGAGATGTGGCAATGCCTTTATCATGGATGAATACTCGCTAAGGTTAGCAAAACCGCACTGTCCCCAATGCCATAAGCCGAAAGGACTTCACGAACCGTTAGAAGAAATCATTCCATATCACAATCAGACAGCAGAGACAGAATTGTTTGATAAACCAACCTTTCATGAGAATAGAGAGATTAAACAAGGAGAGATTCTAGGAGAGTTGAGCTTATTTGATAGACTAAGAGCAACTATTCAAAATGCACAAAAAGCAGTCGTAGAACAGGATGAAGAAATTTGATGGCTACAAAATACATATGCGATAAATGTGGCTCAGAGTATGAAATTAGAAGTAGAATTAAAGAGTTACTCATTCCAGATACAAGGTCATATCAATCTAATGATTTAAGTAATACAAATACTAGAGGAGTAGAACTCTGCTATAGATGCTATTCTAGACTCAATGATTGGCTCCAACCAGACCCAAAGGAATATAATGCCAAAAGCTAGCTCAATAACACCCGATAACAATATTTCATTTTTATTCAAGTCTAGTCCAGGATTCGGTAAGACTCTAGCTGCTGCTAGCTTTGCTGTAGAAGGGCCAGTGTATTTAGCATATTTCGATAAAATGAAGCCTATAGAACTAACTACATACTTCACAGAGAAACGATTCGGCAGTCTAGCAAAGAAGATATTAGATAATATAGAATACGACACATACGGAGCACACAACGCACATGAATATCTCAACAAAATCATTAGCTTCACAAAAGACTGTAGATATTTTGCATTTATAACCGATTCAGTAACTAATCTTACCGCGTCAGCAGTAAACTGGTCAATGGGTTTCAGAGATCCAAATAAGTCAAAGAAGGATAAACTAAACAAAGATGCTCCATTGATGATACCAGACTTCGATGAATACAAAGTTGAGACTAGCCTTGTTAGTCAAGCATTGGATATATCCAAAACTCTTCCTTGTCATGTCATATGGACGGCCCATCCTCTTCCTTCAATCAAAATAGAAGGTTCTGGAGCATCTATTAAAGTCACTAAAACTAATCCTATCGTGACTTATGGCTCTAAAGTTGCAGGAATGATTCCTGGTAACTTCACCGAAATATATCAGTTCTCTAAAGTCTCAGACTACTCAACTGGTGCTTCTAAGTTGAAGTATGTCGTATCCACAGAAGCAATAGGAGATGACTATGCGAAATCACCACTTCTAGGAGATTACGTAAAGGAGTTCGACATGACAGACCGAATCTTTTATGAAGTCTGGAAGGAGTTAATTGACAAGAGCAGAGGAATTGAACCAAAAGAAGAACCAACACAACCAAACGACAACGTCAAATCCTTCACACCAAACTGGAAAACCTAGCAGAAAGAGAGGGCTGGAAAGTATGACAGATAAATATAGAGATGAGGAGAAGCAAGCAACTGATGCAAAATATGCTCATAATCAAGTAGCTATGAGAACAGAATCTCATATGGTATATGAGCTTAAACAGCAGAGAGAATATCATATTAGAAAGTTGATGGATATTCAGAAAGCAATCGACGCCGTTAACCTAGCAACTGATTAAAATGCCACAAGATAGGATGTTGCAGTTCTTTCAATATAAACATTTACCTGAACACTTACAAGAAGCTTCTAGATTATTCTGTGAGTTAGCTGAGAAAGTAGTTGCTAATTACCCAATGAATCCGGAAAGGACGGTGGCTTTACGTAAGCTATTAGAAGCTAAAGACGCGGCCGTTCGTAGCCTACTCTACAAAGAATCGTAAACCAGCAACGCAAAACGGAAAGAGGAAAAACAATGAGAGCCATTCTAAGCCCAGACGATCTGAAAAAAGGTGATTTGGTAGAGGTTGGTTGGCATCCTATGGAGATTGTCAATTATGATGAGTCAGAAGCATCTGATGATGCAAAGAATCCTGGCTCAACTAATTGCAACTTCTATTTTAAGATTATTGATGGCCCAGGTAAAGGAACGCAAGTTAAACGGCTATTCAATGAGACTGCTCTTGGATTCGGTAAGAATCTTTGGAAGACTCTACAGTTTCCATACGATCCAGTCAAAGGTTATGAGTTGACTACACAGCTATTCGAGCAAACAGTAGGCCACAAACTGATGGGATATGTTAAGCGTGGGAAATCAAACAAAGGGAATGAATTCAACGACCTAGTAGATTTTAAGCCTATGAGCTAGTCTAAAAATTCTGGGATGGCGGAAATGGTAGACGCTCAAGACTTAAAATCTTGTGTTGGAAACAACGTGAGGGTTCGATTCCCTCTCCCAGAATTTCTTTTATGACACCTAAATATCTCCGTAAAGCAGTCGAAACATATAACTTCCACAGAGAGAAGTTAATGATTCAGGCTTCATGGAGAGTTTCTGATACTGCTCGTGCTCTCAGAAGATCAATTGGTTCAGTCTCAGAAGATTTGAAGATAGTGAGAGCATACAAAGAGCTTCCGCAAATAGAGAAAATCACAACGGCCGCTGATGCTCTGAAGTTTATAAGAGAGTATAAAAAGCAAACAGACATGGATGAATTATGATGCATGTTCCTGAACGATATAGAATTAAAGATGGTCAGTTCAGAACTAATGAGTATGATGGTAATAATGGATTATTCTTAATTCCACATGGAAGTTTCTATTTCCAGTGTATAGCATCAGATGGTGCAGATTGGGAGCATGTAAGCGTTACTTTAAGAATAAAAAACAAATATAACACTCCATCCTGGGATGATATGTGCTACATTAAAGATCTATTTTGGGACGAAGAAGATACAGTAATACAAATTCATCCAAAGAAATCAGAATATGTAAACAATCACCCATATGTATTACATCTATGGAGACCTAGTAATGGAATTTTTCCAACTCCAGATAGCATTCTAGTTGGCATTAAATAATGCCCAACTATGTTCCGGGTACTGGCAGTGTAGAACCAAAATTAATGATAATCGGGGAAGCTCCAGGAAAGCATGAGGATGAACAATCTACGCCGTTCGTAGGACCAACAGGAGGAATGCTTAATGATTATCTATTTAAGGCTGGAGTGAAAAGATCTGATTGCTACATAACAAATGTGATCAAATATCGTCCGCCAATGAATGACTTAAAGAAACTTCATTTAATCGGAGTCGACATTGAACAATCCATTAAAGAGCTCTGGGAAAATGAAATTAACAAACTTCATCCGAACGTCATATTGGCCGTTGGAGATCTTGCTCTTAATGCTACTTGTGGGGTTAGTGGCATTCTTAACTACCGTGGTTCAATTCTTACTGCAAACGATGGGCATACTAAAGTAGTCAGTACTATTCATCCAGCAGCTCTATTCTCACACACAGATGATGAAGGAAATAAAGGAGGATTAAGTTGGGTATGGAATAAGGTAATACAAGCAGATGTGCAAAGAGCAGCAGAAGAGTCACGAACGGCCGCTCTGAATTTGCCAGAAAGAGAGCTACAAATAGCTCACAATAGTCTTGATCTTCATAGATTCTTCAGGCAATATGAGAAATTGGACAAAGCGGCTGTTGACATTGAGTCTATTAATTGTGTTCCTGTGTGTGTCGGCTTCGCTTTTAATAAACAACATGCTATTTCTATACCCTTACTTCGCCGTATTGGGACTAACAATCTTACTGATATGGGTGACAACGAACTTGATGAATGTTGGAGAATGATTGATGAACAACTCAGAAGAATCAATATCGTGGGACACAATTTCATGTATGACGAATATAAGCTTAACCTTATCGGCTACGAATGCCCAAAAGTCTACTCAGACACATTACTTAAAACTAGAGTTATCTTTCCGGAACTTCCAGATAAACGACTGTGCGTGGTTAGCAGTTTATGGACTAGAGAGCCCTATTACAAAGATGACGGTAAAGAATTTAAACTTGGAAAAAGCAAAATTGATAAATTACTTACGTACAATGCTAGAGACTGCGCTGTCGAATTCGAAGTAGATGAAGCACAAGAGCAAGATTTAGATGATTTGAGTGCTCGATTCTCAGTGCCTCTTCGAGACTATTATTACAACTACATGATGAAGAAACATAAATTCTATTTAAAGCTGCAAACTACAGGTAAGAGAGTTGATGTTGCTCGTCAGAAAGAATTAAAGACTAAATACACTCAGATGCAGAATGAAGTGCATGATAAAATTACAGCGAAGCTGGGTGATGATATTAACGTGAAGTCATATCCACAGATGTTCGACTTGTTATACAAAACTATGAAATTCAAGGTTAGAAAGAGAAATCCAACATCAGAAGATACAATAATCTCTTTAATGAGTTCCTGTAAGAAAAAGGAACAGAAAGAGATATTAAACAATGTGCTCGAAGAAAGACGAATTAGAGATCAAAAATCTAGACAGATCTCTTTCTCACCTGATTACGACGGACGCTGCAAATCGGCTTACAATATCTCAGCGACTGAAACTTGCAGATCGTCTACTGGAATTCTTAAAAAGCCTTTACGTCCTAAAAAAATCGGACTCGCAGATCACACTATATCGGCACATGGACGCCTTGGTAAAGATATCAAAAGTATGTTCATCGCCGATGAGAATAAAGTTATTATCCAAGTTGATGCTTCACAAGCCGAAGCGAGAATAGTTGCTGTTTTATCAGAAGACTGGGAGCTATTAGAAGCCTTTGATAAGATAGATGTGCATAGACGAACGGCCGGTTTGATCTTCGGATATACACAGAAATTAATACTCTCGACAGAGCATGTTTTAATAGTAGATGACTTACCTAAAGACGGTCCAGAAAGATTTACAGGCAAGAAAACACGTCACGCATCTAATTACGACATGAAGAAGCATACATTCATGATAACATTCAATACGGACGCACAGAAATATGAAATTCCTATGGACATATCAGAGTGGAGAGCTAATCAAATGTTAGATTTATTTCATGCAGCATCTCCAAAAGTTAGGGGGAAATACCATGCAGATATCAAAGATGCGATCGATTCATCCAGGGTTCTTATTGACCCTATGGGTGGTGTTCGTATATTTAATGGAAGAATGGATGATTCACTATATGGTGAAGCCTATGCAAACATTCCTCAAAGAACTGTGGCTCATCTGGTACAAGGAGCCGCTCTGAAGATAGATGAAGAACTAAATGGAGATACTGGAGTGTTATGGAGTGAAGAGAAGCATGATAGTCTGACATTGCAAGCGCCAGCTAATAACTGGTTGCCTTATGCTAAACTCATGAAGAAGTACATGGAGACCCCGATAGATTTCTCAACATATTGCACTCTCAAACGTGACATAAGGTTAGTGATTCCTTGTGAAGTTGAAATTTCGAGAACCAGCTACGCTGAGTTTGAGAAGGTTCAATTATGATTTGTAACATTTGCAAAAAAGAAATAACTAATCATCAATCAGTTACAACTGATAGTAAAGGTAATTATATTCATCTTTCGTGTAGTATGAAGATAAATAAATGACTAAGTTGTGTCTAATCGCTGGCAACTATGAAGAAGCTCTAATGTTTGCGAAATCTCAAAATATTCCTAAAGAATGTTGGTTCTATCCTAAGAATCCAAGTGAATTAGTCTTTGCTTCCAATTTCTATCCTCTTGTAATTGGTTCTGCTGGACACAACATGCCAGAATCTATATTTAATAAGATTTATAATCTAGCCCTGGAAAGGGGCCGCATTGGCCGATATTAAGATATTCCAGATAGAATTAAACGAAATAGAGTTATCGATAATTATTACAGCACTCTCGTCTGCTCAACCAATCAATAAACAGCTAGAAGTGATACAATTTAAGCTCTATCACAAACTCCTATCTAAGCTCAAAGAAAAGTGAATTGGATTGACGATTTAGTTGAAGAAAATCAAACGGTAGAAACTCCAAAATCATGGCTATATTGGTCTCTAATGTGTTGTATCTCAGCAGTTGCCGCAAACCAGTACACACTAAGAACTTTAAAGGGCAACCTGTTATACTTCCCGAATCTCTACGTGATACTCATGGGCGAAAGTGGTCTAGGAAAAGGTTATCCGGTTAATCTTGCGAAGAGATTAGTTCAGGGAGCAGACAATACAAGAGTTATTGCTGGCCGTTCGTCCATACAAGCAATCATTAAAGAGTTAGCCACTACACGGTCAGCTAATGGAAAGCCAGTGATTACAGATAGTAGGGGTTTTATTGTAAATGGAGAACTTAGCACAGCAATCATTCAAGACCCTGACTCATTGACAATATTAACGGATTTATATGATAGAAACTATAATCCAATATGGACGAATATGCTTAAGGGCGATGGAAACGAAAAATTAAAGGAACCTTATATAACATGCTTGTTCGGGAGCAGTCCTTCCCACTTCTATGACAGCATTCCACAGCCGAATATAGAAGGTGGCTACATAGGACGCAATCTTCTCATCTATGAAGAAAAAAGATCGAGAGATTTAGACTTACTTGATTCAGAAAAAGAAAGTGTTGACGAAGATCGTTTCACAAATTATATTACACCTAAATTTATTCCACATTTAAAGAAGATAGCCGCTAACAAGGCACGTCTAATCCCAACTGATGCTGCTAGAAGCATGTTCAATTCCTGGAGAAAGCAGTGGAGAGAGAACCAGAAGAATTACACGGATAGAACAGGATTTGTCAATAGAGTACCTGACCATACGCTAAAGGTTGCAATGTGTTTAGCACTAGCTAGATATGAACATAACGACAATATAGAAGAATCTGATGTTCATGAAGCAATACAAAACGTATCAGCTCTCGTATATGCTAACGAAAAGGTAGTTGCTGGAGTAGGAATTGATCCGTTAGCCGCAGTCACCCGTAAAGTAGTAGAACATCTAATGGCCGCTCCGGATAATCAGCTATTACGAAGGGATCTATTAGTTAGAGGATTCGGTGACTTAGATAATCAATCACTAGACAGAATACTCGACACGTTAGTTGAAATGCGTTGGATCAGAAAGCAAAGGGTCGGAGTTGGAGCTAACAGTGACTACATGATTTATTTGCATGGTGAGCCGTTAATAAAACTTCGTGGATTCAGAGAAGACAGGAGAAGAAAATGATTGCATTGACAGCTCAGTTTTTGAATAAGGGTGTTCTAATTGGAAAGGTTAATCCACAGAATAATGGTCAGGTAACACTAGAATATCCAGATGGAACAGTTATTAGTTGCCAGCCTGATGGAACATTGCAATCTAGACCTAATGGAACAGCAGGAGCATACGAACTATGCAACATTAATGGAAATTTAGTTGTATACAATCCTATTGGAGTGCCTTATTTCTTCGGAGCCGCTTGACATGTATTTCTACGCAGGGACTCAACGGCCGTTAAGACCTAATCCAATACAGCATTTTCTATTACCTCCATTTGATCCTAATGATTCAGGAGGAATTGTTCATACAGTCCCTCCTCCAGAATTAACTATTCCACCCGGACGAGACTTAATGTTTATGAGAGCTGATTTTAATGGAGTTACATTAGACACTAATAGATGGAGTGGGAATCCACCTTTTCTAGCTGGAGCTAACAGCACTCCATTATCAATGTTAATGACTCCTATGTTAATTCTCTATCCTAGAAAATGGCAGGATGCCTGTTTGACTGAACATGCTGAAAGGAATTATACTCATTTTGTGATTACAGGTGATGGATGGAACTTAACGGCTAATAATTTCAATCCTTCTCCAGCTAGTATTGTTCAATGGGCACAATATGTTCAATCTTGGGGATTCTATATTGTCTATTGGCGAAGTTCTCCAATGTTAGATGATCCAACTCTTCAAGCTCTGACTGATAATCATGCAATTGATTGGAGTATTCCAGGAGAGGAAGTTGATTCTAAACTAACAGCAGAACAATATGAAGCTATTCTAGACAATACATTATCAATAACAGCTAATGGCATTCCGATTGGAGCACATTTTACAAGCAATTATCCATCTGGGTTCCCTAGAGACTCGTTTTTAACAAGCTGGGATAAATATGATGGAAAAGTACATCTAATGTGGCAAGCAGATCAGAATGACCCTGCTGGAATGCAAGGAGCTAGAATGTATTATGCTCGTCAGAGAGTTAATCTAGGATTAGTAGGAGGAAATGGAAATTTAGCATTAAACTCTAGGGTCTACGCATATGAAACAATGGCTACTAAACAACTTTATGGACAGTGTAATGAAGAATACGGATGTCTGAGAGATTTGGAATTATTGTATACGACTAGGGATGATAGTAGGATTCCGGCCGTTAATGGGTTCGGAAATGGCTGTCGTCTTCCGAATGGATATTGGATATGAAAGAAAGAGAAGACAGCAGAGATGTTGTTGCTAGAAATAAACTTCTTAGACAGAGAGAAACTATGATAGAATATCTAAATCTAAAAATAGAAGTTGAAGACTGGCATGGAGTTTGCGACGCAGGAATGGATCTTCGTGAATTGGATGTTAGATTGAAAGTGTTGGATGAATCATGAACACAGTCGATTGGCTTCGCTCATTCAAGAACCATCTAATTTTAAGATTAAACGAAAGGACTAACTGGACTAGAGTAGAGATTTCAGCAGAGATAATTGATGCTTACAACAAGACTCTCGAAGCTATGATTAACCCTATCAATGACGCAAAAGAGGAAAAGGATGATCTCTAGATTTTTGAGATTTCTATTGTATTACTGGTATTTCTATAGAAAGGACGAATATGTTTCTGTGAAATGGCTAGAAGAGAGTAGGAGAGAACGTTAATGATTACGAAAAGAGAAATGAAATCTATTGAGGTAATTACAGAAGCAATGTTAGAAAGAATAAAATATAGAAAACCAAACGTACTCTGCACAGATGATGAAATTAAGGAATTTATTTTCGATTTGACTGAAAAAGAATTCCATATGGTTGAAGCTATTTGTGCAGTCTATTCAATGAAATTAGAATCTTTGAAAGAACAGCAGAAGAATTAACGAAGCCGCAAGGAGCCTAGTCCAGACTTTGGCTTCCTTTCTGAGTATTGTTGTTCCATTCCTGCTAGGCTAGCTCCGGCCATTGCTGTATTAAGACCGATATTATCTGAGAAGTCTGGATCATTCTTTATTAGATCTTTTATATCTTGGATAAAAATTGGTGTAAATCTTTTACCAATCTCACTCTGTATTGAAGTCTTTTCTCCATATTGAGTTGTAAAATTTCCTGCTGTCGCAGGATCATCTGATTTACCAGTGAATTTTTTAGCTGTCAATAGTGTATGAGCTAATGAAACTAGAGGACTTTCCTTGTTAGCTAAAAACCTTCCTGCTATCTCCAATCGAGAAGTTGGAGTTTTAGAATCTGTCTTTCCAGCTAGAAATCTTGCAGCAGCAACAATGTATTGTTGAACTCCTGCGTTCGGATCTATTACTTTTCCACCTTTAAAACGGCTCTTCATAAAATCAGTACTTAATATATTAGTTCCTACTGTTGCCCCGCCTAAAATTCCCAATCCATTAACTACTAAACTCATAGATGCTATTCCTAATAGACTTTTAAGACCTTCAAGCCTCATTCCTTTAGGTAGATCCATGTAGATTTTAGGATTGGCCAACATATTGATTCGAGAGCTAATCATCCTAGGACTCCATAAGAATATATTAAGCTCATTAGTTAATTTATTCATATTCCCAAGTAATTCACCTCTCCCTGTAGCGTTGTTAATAAATTTAGCTATAGCTTCTACTCCTTTAGACGGAACCATTTGATCTCCAACCATAGTATGAGTTTCATTTCCTAAACTCTTCATAGTTTTCAGCATACCATCAAATACATCTGATCTTAATTTATTAAGAAATCCAACATATCCTCTTTGAGAGGCCGCTACGGTCTGCGGGATTCCTGTAAGTTTAGGAAGATCACCGACATAACTATTTAAGAATTGTTCCTCAGAATCAAGCATACTTCCCTGTTTAGCAAAGAATAATCCAGATTCTCTTCCTAATAGATAGTCAGGACGCTTTTCTAGAGCATCCATAGCAGCATTATAATACTCTTTATTCCCAAAAAACCTAAACATGTCTGCAAAAGCTGGAGTGAATTCTTTTCTATACATCAAACCGGCTCCATGACGCAAAGGAGCCGCTAAGCTCACAGCATTCTCCATTGACTTCATAGTATTAGCAGCCTTAGCTATCTTAATTCCAGTAGCTCCTAAACCTCCATGCATTTCGGTAATTCTAGAAGCAAATCCATTACCGAAAACCTCATCTAGTAGAGCTAACTCATTTCTTTGCGGGACAGATTCTCCATTCATCAATTTGAATAATGCAACTGTTCCTCTAGCTTTTTCAGGAGTGCTAATATTAGCCTTATCAACGGCATCAAATAGAGAGGCAGTTTCTTTTTCATCTAATTGCAATTTACCATATAGAGGCTCTATTTTCTCATATTGTCCTTTAAGCGTTGATAGTCTCTTAGCGGCCCCTGATACTCCACCACCACTAATAGATTGATCAGAATATGCAGCAAATCTCTTAGCTCTTTCTTTCTTATACATCTGACTCTGAACATCTGTTAGTCCTTTAGACTCTTCTAAACTGTTAAACAACTTATCCAGCACAGCTGCGTGCGGCCCTGTTGATGGTTGTTTATTTGCTTGACTGCCGATAGCTCCCAATCCTCCATGTAAATCAGTAATATCATCTTCTTCATCAGGAAGTCTAGCACTTCCTTCTTCATCCTTCAAAAATCCTTTTATTCTAGCTCCAATTCCAACAGGTTCAGGAGATTCAACTTTTATATCAGCAGCTTTAGACATTCTATCTTTCATTTTAGCTAAGAAATTCTGTGCGTCACTACTTGTAGTTCCAGATGATTCAGTAGCTCCTAATTCATTAAGTTTATCTCCAATAGCTTTCATTGCTCTTCCAGTCAATAATCCTTTAGATTTATCAGCAGCGATATCCTGTATCATATTCTTCCCATCAGGCCCAGTAACTATCTTAGCGGCCGCAATGGGCTCACCGCTCTGATTTCTATAGACTATATGCTTAAATCCTTCTTTATCTTCTATCTTTAATCCAGCATCTCCTTTACCAGCATCACTTAAGACTTTAGAAACATAATCAGGTGATTCAGGATGTCCAGAACCACCAAATCCTTTAGTTAATTCTTCTTCACTAGTTCTCTCTTCAGGCTTAAAGTAATCAGGAGGCTTCCAGGCTTCGCCTGATTTTTCAGAAGCCTTAGCTCTTAATTCATCTAATTTATTCGGCAAAACACGAGGTTTATTACTTGGACCCTCAGAAATAGGAATATTATTATCATCTATGAATTTCTGTCCTTTAGTACTCCTATCAAGTTCTCCACCTTCAATATTATATTGATTAGCTTCAAGTAAAGGATCATAGTGAGCAAATCTAGCAGTTGGCTGTCTAACTTGTGACTCTTCAACAGGTTTTGTTTCAAATTCAGGTGATGCTTCGGCCGTTTTGACCTTATCGAATGGATTGAATGTCTTCTGTTTAGCTACTGGAGGTTTAGTCTTAGTTAATTCTTCATCACTCAACGGCTGAGCCATTCCCTGTTTCTTATCATATTCTTCTAGTCCTTTAGGCAATTCAGCTTCTGCAAGAGGAGTAAATTTAGCTGTTGATTTAGGATTAATAATGGTATTACCAAACTCGTCAGACATATTTTTACTCAGATCCACATCTGATTCAGGTATATATCCTCTATGAATATCTCCTTTACCAGACTTATACATATCATTTAACTTAGCTGCCTCTACATCATCTAGATGACCATGAACAGCCCATGTATTTTCTTTATCACTACTAAAACCTAATCCTTTATCTGTAATTCTAGTAACTGGAACTTGTTTAGCGGGAGTCTTAGCTACTTGTGTGCTCTTAATAAACTCTTCAACATCAGCCATCTTAGCATCTGGATTCTTCTTCATATATTCAGCTAAATTACTTTGTGGCGTAGATACAGGCTGTTTAATAGCTGATTTCTCACCACTCTTATTTACATAATCCAACGGTCTAGGGCTACGAACGGCCAATGGTCTTTCTGGAGTTTTCTCTAGTGATTCTCCTTCTCCACCAGATAATAAACCAGCAACTCCAGTGGCACTAGCTAACGGTCTAGCCCAATTCTCATATAAACCTTTAGCAAATCCACCCCAATATGTTTCTGGCTCTTTTGTTAGACTCTCAGATCTTGGCAACACTGATTCGGAGCCAGGATCTTGACTTTTTAGAATTCTTCCAATTATAGGAGTGTCTAATGCCTTAGAAACAACTCCTTTAACACCTTCATTTAATGAATGAGGAATAGATTTTACATCACTTACAAACTCTCCTAGAGCTTTAGATGCTCTAGCTTTAAATTCACTTCCTTTAGGCTCTTCTTTTACAGCCTTAGCATAGTCTGGAGGTTTCCAATTATCAGATGAATCACTCACAGGTTTAGCATAATCCGGTGGAGTCCAAGAATCATCATCTTCCTGACTAGCAGGTTGTCTAAAAGGAGGCATTACTAAAGACCTAGAATCTGAGCGAATATTAATGGAACATTAATTGAAGCATCACCTTTAACTACAAATGATGGAGTTTTCTTGCTTATCTTATCCCACGTTATTTTCTCATTCGGTTCAGCACCACTATATCCACCTTCTTCAACAATAGCATTAGTACATTGACAGAAATAAGCCCAATGTTTAATTTTATCCCCTAAATGGCAATCCTGTCGTAAAAAGGGAACTACACAGATAGCAAAGTCACCTGCAATTCCACCGCCAACCTGAAAAAATCCTTTATCCTCTTTAGTTTTCAGATACCAATCAGCCAAATAATTCATAGCTTCTATTCCAGTTTTTAATATTGATAAATCAACTTCACCTTCTCTAACTAGAGCCGTAAAGACGTTGCCTAGAGTCGAGTCTTCCCAGCCCGGAGTTACGATTGGAATGTCTTTTTCGGCCGCTGCCAATAGCCAACTTTCGACTTCATCAATCTGATAGTATTTTTTGAGCTTTCCAGACAATAGAATTTCAGTCAGAAACTCGTGTGGAAATCTTCTTTCATCTGAATTCTTCCAGTCCTCAATGATAATATCTTCTACTTCTTTCATTGCAGTAGCCGGTATAGCGGCATCTGTTACTCTATTGAGTTTCTTTTTAGCTAACTGCTCATCCTGATCTGGAGTTAAATCTTTATAGCTTGGAATTTGAACGTATTCATCATGTGCCACGAGGTTAAAAACATCTTCCTCAAGGTTTGCTCCAGTTACAGAAAGACCAGAAACATATCCTCTTCTTATCATCTTAGCTAATGAAATTCCTAGTCTTCCAGTTGACATCGCACCAGCCATTGATACAAACATCTTTCCACCAGAATCAAGTAGATGTTGATATGCCATAGTAGCATTCTTTAAACTTTGAGCACTATAATGATGAAAATTCTCCCTAACGAATTTAGCCGTATTTCCAGATAGTTTAACCTCCTTTGGCTGTTTCATATCTCTTGGCATCATTGGCCGTTCTCACTACTATCATCTTCTTCTTCGTCATCACTACCAGCTTGCGGCCCAGCTAATGCAGGAGGTGGAGTTTTATCTGGAGCATGTTGAGCATTCCATTCATCCAATTTCTCTGCTGGAATTTCATATGGTTTATTATCTTTTCCAGTAACTTGGACAGTCTTTCCCGAACTTCCAGTAGTTGTCTGAACAGTCTTACTTGTTCCATCTGGACTCAATGTAGTCTTAACTGACTTATTAGCAGCATCTAGCTTCTTCTGCATTACATCCATTTGATCTTTATGATCACTCTGAGATTTCTGAAATTTCAAGTCTTGTTTAGACATCTCAGCATCATGATATGCTTTAGTATTATCCATGATAGTTTTATGGAGAGCTAATTGGTCAGCGGCACTCTTAGTTTTATCAGCTAACCCTTGAGTAGCTAAATCTAGCTTATTCTTAGATTCAGTTTGCTTAGCTTCTAATTCAGCTATCTTTTGAGCATGAATCTGATCGCTCTTCTGTTGATTTAACTTTTCTTGTGCAGCTTTAGTGTCTTGAGCTTCTTGTCCAAGCTTTCCTTGCTGATCTAATTGCTTCTGCTTCATATCTAGATCAGCTTTTTGTGAAGCTCCAATAGCATTAGGATCTTTAAGATTCATTAAACTTTGCATATTTTTTTGATTTTGTATACTAGCGTTAGAACCGGCATAAGGGTCTTGCTGCGGTGCTTGAGCACTCATCTTTTGAGGATCATAAAGAGCTCTAAGTCTATCTTGTTTTAAGCTCAAATCGGCCATGAAATTGGCTTTATCTTTAAAATCAGCCATTTCACGGTCTTTTAGATGATTAACAATACCTAAATTCTGGTCTAGATTATATGGTGCTGGTTGGCCGTAAATACCACTTTGTGGAGGTTTGATTTGACTAGCTTGGGGACCAACGGCCTGTGAATAAGGAGGATTATTAGGATTGTTCATTAGATTCTGCATGAATGTAGCCATTAATATCCTCCTCCACCGTAGCCGAATAGATTACGTTGAGTCTGATTATTAATATTTTGCTGACCTTGTCCCATTTGACCAGCCTGCACCACTTGATTTCCAAACGTCGAAGTCAGGGCTGGGGTAGTACCATAGAGATTAGCTTCTCCGCTAATAGCACCAGTGACTTGATTTTTGCCAAAAATCTGAGCTTCTAAGTTTCTATTAGCATTAGCCTGATCAACACCAGTTCTTTGGGCATTTATTCCACTAGCTTCACTTCCATAAGCTCCACTAGCAGCTAATTCATTACTAGCTACATTCTGTGCAATTCCAGCATTAGCATTTGTATTAATATCACTAATCTGACTAGATTCATCTCTAGCCATTGATGCCTGAGTTGCATTAGCATTAGGAGAATAGCCACCGCCTAATGCTCTGCTCCGATCTACATTCTGCTGTGCATTAGCATAAATAGATCTAGTAGGAGATACATCTCTAGCTCTAATATCCTGTATATTCTGTGGAGTGTAACCTCCTGTAGTTGCTAGATTTGATAAATCAGCTAGTGAATTAGTTACATCTTGAGATTGTGTAAATCCTGGTGTTTGGGCCGTTAATGGGTTATTTTTAGCATCACCAATCACATTCTGATAATTCTTCATTATTGTATCATAATCACTCGCTTGGGTCGTAGCGGCTGCTGTAAAACTAGCTGGATTACCGAAATTCTGAAATGGATTAGGTTGAGTATCATAGTTATTAGCTTGCGGCCCAACGGCTTGTGCGTATGGCATCTTCTTAATCTTTCGTTATATTAAGCTAATCCAATCTCGCCTTCTGCTTCAAACGTTAATGTAGTATTCGCAGAAGCTCCACCAACTAAAAAATCTGCTGCATCTAATCTAAGTCTTCCAGACCATGGAAAATAACTATTAGCCGGAACGACCTGTCCAATTCCAATAACTTCTGTTCCAATAACATTTCCACCTGTAGCACCAAGCCATAGACTAAAACTAGCCGCACTGGCCGTTTTGTTCACTATATTTATGCGATAGAGAATAATATAACTAGCCGTAGCTGTGTATCCAACAGCACCAGCCCCAGCAGCGGCCGGATTAAGGATATTAGTAGTTAATGTATTAGTTAGTGCAACCGGGCCGAATCGCTGTGGTTTGTTTGTCATCTTTTAATCCTATCAACCAGCAGGGAACCATGAAGTTGATGCAGAAACGTAAATAAATCTAAAAGTTGTATCAATTGCAGCAGATGTCGGAGCCGCAACTACTGTAGCCCCTGCTGGAGCATTAAATGTTAATGCTGTGATTGCTTGTGTGAAGCTAACCTTAGCTAATTGGCCGTTAACTGGTGTTGCTGGCAATGTTACTGTTAAGACTGCAAGAGTCCCAGCAGGATTAATAATTAATCGCTGTGTTCCTGCTGTCATTACTACTGTTCCAAGAGTCACTGGAACTGCAATAACGAATGATGTATCAATTTCTGTTCCACTAGTCTGAATATTAAGAGCTGAAATAGAAGCATCTCCGGTTTCAGCTCTTGTTCTAACCCTTAAGAGAGCATCAGTAGTCACATCAAATCCAACACCAGATGATAATGCTGTATTATTTATAGTTAATTGACCATTTGCAGGAGCTTGTAATCTAGTGCTAGAAGCCCATCTAACATCACTACCACTAACAATATTTGCACTATTACCATAAGATGATCCTCCACTGCCGGCTAGTAATTGAGTTGAGACAGTTAGATTTCCAGCACTATCTATAATCATAGGAATGGTAGAAGCTGCACCGTTAAGTGAGCTTAAAAATTCAAGGAATCCTTTAGTTGGATTTCCACTATTAGGAATACTAGCAATAAACCAATCGTTTGTATTATTAGCAAGAGATCCAGTATTCCAAACATTACTTCTAAATTGTATAGTTGGTGATGCCTGAACAGTAACTCCAGCAGTAGATAAAGCAGGATTCTGTAATATTAAATATGGAGTAATTGAAGTATTATTAATAGTTAAAGCAGAAGCTGTAGCCGCTCCGATATTATTAGATTGAACTACAGTAAAACTATATTCTTCTGAGTTTTCTCCATCTAATCCAGAAATTCCTTGTTGTCCTTGAATACCTTGAGCTCCTTGCGGCCCAGGAATAAAACTATCATTTCCGTCAGATACATCAAGTCCAGAAAAGTCTAGCATCTGTAATTTATTAATATTACTCGTTGGTGAAACTGGAGTCGTCGATGGAGCCAAACTAGCAATAACGTTATTAACTTGAGTGTTTATACTAGCAGCGGCCGCAATGAGGTCATGTATTACTTGATAAAGAGGCTGGTCTTTCTGTTGCAGACCGGTATTCATCAATAGCGCATAAAGTCTAGCCGGATCGTATGTTGCCATTTTCAGTTAGCTAGTCTCAGGGAATGATTGTGCAACAGGTTTAGTGAAGACTATAATCTTAGAGAT